GTATTCGGCTTAATTAGCCGGATGGGGGGATATCGCTATGGTAGTTCCTAAATTCCTGAAAAAAGCATACGAAAATCAGATAAACTGGAAATGGCATGTGCAAATTCCTTATGCTTTCTGGGATAAGAAATTTCCGGAAGCTGATTTTAAGGATACTGCTTCCCGTCAGACAGCTATTCAGGAATATATGGACAGCATTGAAACAAACCTTTGCGGAACTGAAAATGCAGATAAACCCATCTTCACGTTTTTTGAGGTAAATCCAAATAATGGGAAAGTTGAAGAGCAGTGGATCATAACACCATTGGACAACAAATACAAAGAAGGCGATAAGCTGGTTACTTCTGCAGCTGCCAACAGTGAGATCCTTTTCAGCCTGATGTTAAACCCGAATGTTTTGGGTGCAGGTATGCCCGGAGGAACCTATGCCGGCAACCAGGGTGGAAGTAATATCCGCGAAGCTTTCCTGGTGAATATTGCCAACGCCTGGCTCGACCGCCAGAATATCCTCGATCCGCTTGAAGCCATGCTTCAGTTTAACGGAGTAAAGGACGTTCAGCTTCGCTTCGGAAATACCATTTTAACCACTCTTGATACCGGTGCCGGTACAAAAAAAACACTGTCATAAAATGTTTCTAAAAACTATTGATGAGATAAGGGAAGTGCTAAAAATTAGTTCTTCCGTAGATTTTGAAGTACTGAAGCCAGTACTGGAAACAGTGGATCGTGAATTTTTACGTCCTGTCCTTGGTGCTGCTATGCATGATAGGCTTCAGTCATTTTACGATTCCAGTCCGGATCAAATTTTTGTTCCGGATGCTGATCCTGCTCCTGTACCATCTGCTGAAGAAATTGCAAAGGCAATGAGCAAATTGTTGAAGCTGGCTCAGTCCGCCGAAATTCATTTGGCTTATTGGTATGGCTTCGACCTGCTGAATGTACAAATCATGAATGACGGTTTTAAGCGAACTGAAACAGAAAAGGTAAAAGGCCTTTTCAAGTACCAGGAAGATAACCTCAAAGAGTTCTTTAAACATGCTGGGTTTAACGGTATGGATGCCATGCTTGAATACATGGATGGGAATGACAGGCTCTGCTTCCCTGAATTTCACGAAAGTGAAACCGGGAAACAGCTGAAAGAAATGTTTATCCCACGAACGGATATCTTCGATCAGTTTTATTACATCGGTAACAGCCGCCTTTTGTTTATGCGCCTTAAACCTCATATGAAAGTAGTCGAGGATCTTCGGATCAGAATCGTTCTTGGTAATTCCAATTACAATTTTATAAAATCCGAAATGGTCAAGGAAGATCCGGACGTTAAGGTTATCACTATTCTACCGTATATCCGCCGTCCGATTTCATATTTCAGCACTGCGCTTCTGATGGAAGAAACCGGCTCGGATTTGAGTGATAAGGGCTTAGTTTTTGAAAGTATAAAGAGCAATTATTCTGACCATTCCAGCAAAGGCCCATCCACAGAATCACGCATCGTTGCAATGATTCAGCGTAACAAAAACCTTGGTGATAGTTACCTGAATGTACTTCGCAATTACCTTCTCGAAAATGCAGCAGACTGGAACGATTATACTCAGCCGCGCAGCGGAATAGTGAACAGGGACAATAAAGGAAAGAAAACATTCTGGGCATGAAATCGATAGAACTTCATTATAAAACACTCGGTATTACCCGAAAGATTTCTGCATTATTACCAGAACGATGGGACGAACTAACTACTAATCAGCTGGTGTTGATTGCACGTAATTATTTAACTACAGTTGATGAAACAGAAATACTGTGCGGTATGCTATGTATAAAGAAAAGCATTGCAGCTAGGCTGGACAATTTCCAACGCTTCTGTATCGCATTGGAACTTGATTTTATGGACGATTTCAAACCACATTACGCTTTTGTAATACGCAAATTGAACGGGCTCAATGCTCCCCGGCCACGCCTGGAAGGGATGAGCTTTGGGCAATTTATGTTCGTTGACACATATTATGAGGTTGCCATTACCTCTGAAGATCCCGAACATTTGAATAAGTTTATTGCATGCCTGTACCTTCCGGATGGAAAACCGTTCAAAGAACAGTTAATTGAGGACAGGGCGGACTATATAAAATTATTTTTCAAACCGGAAGAAAAAACTGCCATCAGCCTCAATTATCGACTGGTGAAAGAATGGATATGTGAAAGGTACCCGTTACTATTTCGGAAACCTATTGCTGAAGTGGTGGCTGAGCAAAGTCGAAGCCAGGGAAGCAATTGGGTAAAAGTATATGAATCTCTGATTGGTGATGATATCGTAAATCAGGATAAATATTCAGCTTTGCCAGTACATACTGTATTCCGCTATTTAACAACAAAACTGAAAGAAAATGGAAAAAGGTAAACGGTTTTATGACCTGGTAATGTATTTCCAGCAGCTGGTTTCCCAGCACAGAAAGCTACGGCACTGTTACCGTTTTGAATTGGATGAAGTGCTAACCAGCCTTCGGGATATAGAAACACCTTGCCTGGTGCTGGAAGGCTATAAATTTTCGTTTACTGATAACAAAAGTGATAATATTCTGAAAACCCGAAGCGGGGCTTTTATTCTGCTTGATCATGTTAAAGATATCGGCAATTATGATCTGATCCATGGCACCTGGGATATCCTGGAGGAGATTGGGGATGACATCCTCGCAAGGATAAAAGCTGACAAAAATAATCCGGAATCACCGGTAAAGAATTTTCCAATTGAGAATGTAGAAGGCCATCTGTTAAGCACAGAATTAGGAAATTATTATGGAATCAGGTTTACATTTGATATCGTGTGCAGGTTTAATTCAACAGTCGAACCTACACGCTGGAACCCTGTTGTTTAACCTGTAATTATTTTTCTTTGCCATGGAATCAAAAGACAATATCAACTGGGTTCAGGAGCAGAATACAGCTGTTAAAGGATGGGCTAACATGGTTACCCGCAAACTGAAATCTTCCGCTTTGCAATTTAAACATGGCAAATCCGGAATGGTGCAAAGAGGTTCCGGAACAAAATATCAGCGTAATGAAGATAAACTTGTAAACAGCATTGGAAGAAAAATTTACATGGCTTCCGGCCTTGCTGAAGGCATAGGTTTTAAAATTGAACGCCATGGAGTTTTCGTCCATAAAGGAGTTGGACGAGGATATATCATGGAAGGTGGTGTCGTTATTCGTGGCTTCAGAACAGAATCTGGTTTAAAAAAGCAAGCAAAGAATTCAAACCGTTCAGTTACCTCAAAACAAAAAACAACCGGAGCAATAAACCGCCACCCTGTTCCCTGGTTTAATCCGGTTATCGAAAACACCGTCCCGGAATTAGCAGATAAAATTGCTGTGATAAATGCGGATGCTGTGATAAATGAACTGCATTCTAAGATAAAGTAGACTTTGAAGCTTGTCTTCACATGTTCGTGCTTTCCTTAATGTGTTAAAACTCTATTATCGTGTTGTGCTAAAACTCTATTATCGTGCAAAAATGTTTTAATATATCATCTTTCTTAAGCATTACTGAAATTTAAAATGGCTGGACACTACGTTTTTCATTAGTCTGTCAAGCAAAACAAACGATTATTACCAGTTGCGTATTTGTTGAAATTCCAAATCCTAATCATTCATATCTAAAAGCCAAGCACCCTTTTCATCTTGTCCTTTCGCACCTCTCCCTCTGCGTGTAATTTTCGCCATCCAATCCCAACAATATGGCCAGCAATTACACCCGCCGAATCAACCTTTATATCAATGGAAAAGAGGTTGTAACCGAAATCCGTTCCGTTACTGCTGAAATGCAGAAGCTTGTCAACAAACAGAAAAATATGACCATAGGGTCAAAAGAATATGTTGCTGCAGGTGAACGTATCCGCTTGTTGAAAGGCATTATTGCGGATCATAACAACCAACTCAAAGCTACTGCAACAGGTTGGGAACGCATTGTGCAGGTTTCCAACAAACTGCAAGGGATAATGCAGGCATTTGTGCTTGGTGCTGCTGCTTTTACCGGATTATTGCTCGCTGGTAAAAAAGCCGTTTCCATGTTTGCCGAATTTGACGATCAGGTAGCCAACGTTGCCCGTGTAACCGGATTGACTAAAGAAGAAATTTATGCCATGAACGAATCACTTAAAAAAGTGAATACACGTACGGCACAAATTGAACTGATGGGCCTTGGAGTAATTGCAGGTAAACTGGGTATTGCAAAAAATGATATTGAAGGATTTATCCGTGCAGCCGATAAAATTAACGTTGCCCTTTCCGGAGCGCTGGGAACTGATACAGAAGAAGCTATTAACCAGATCGGTAAACTGGTCGATATTTTTAAACTGAAGGATAAATTCGGCATCGAGGAAAGTATGCTCAAAGTCGGATCGGCTCTTGTTACCCTGGGTAATGCAAGCACCGCCAACGAAGGGTATATCGTGGAATTCACTAAACGTGTCGGTGGTATTGCTCCTATTGTTGGTGTATCAATTCAAAATGTAATGGGACTGGCTGCAACCCTCGACCAATTAGGCCAAACGTCAGAAGTATCCAGCACAGTTTACAGTGGAATGATTACCGGCATGTTTAAGAAAACTGCCGAATATGCCAATATCGCAGGCATGAGCATAACCCATTTCAAAAATCTGCTTAATAAAGATACCAATCAGGCTTTTATCAAAGTTCTCGAAGGACTTAATGGGAATAATGCAGGTATGGACAGAATGGTTTCCCTGCTGGGTGATATGGGCCTGGAAGGAAAGCGCAGCGTTCAGGTTCTCGGTGTTCTGAGTAACAATACAAAACTACTCCGCGAACAACAATCATTATCTA